GTCAGATTTTTTAATTGCGGATTTTGGTTCAACATAGTGTTTAACCGCCGAGTCAATTGATGCGGTTAAGAAATTGGTTATATCATGCGCGTAAGAATACCCGTGTGAGGTTGACACTTCAACTTCCCAATCACCACTTTTAATTTTTACTGTCGTCATCTTCTAAATTACTAATTCTGTTATTCAATTCTTCAATCTTATTATGGACATAGTTTTCCAAGTCCTCGGACACTTCCAAATACTTTTTTCTTAATCTGTGAAATTCATCATCATCTACATCCCCAAATGATGAATAGTGTTTGAAACAGTAATGGAAACCTTCCTCTTCCATTCTGTAACGAACCATTTCAAAGTCCTCTAATTTGTTCTCCAATTTTTCTATTTCTGTTGACATAACTTATCAAGTGTTTTATCGTATTGTTTATCGTAAGCTTCTTTCATTTCATCTGTGAATTGTTCATATAAGTTCTCCATCACCCACTCATCCATCATATAACCAATCTTCAAATCTTTAAGATATGATTCACAGTAACTTCCATCAGGACTCATCTGGCACATAGTCGCTTTACAACAACCATCTTCACCACATCCTGAACATACAGGACAATATGGTGAATAATCATCTTCACCAATTCTATCAATTGATTCTTTTAATTCATTACCCCATTTTATCTTCCACTCCTCAAAAGTAAGAGTTGAGCCAGGGTTTTCTTCCAAAAACTTCCAATATTGTGATTCAAGTGTTGCCATATTATTCAAAAACTTGTATTTTAGTTTCAACTTCTTTCAATTCAGTCCAATTACCTAAATATGTAACCGCTCTCACTTTACGATTATCAATCCAAATATATTCCTGACCATCTTTAATTCTTGGTTTATCCATAACCAACCCGTGATATTTAAATCCATTGTCTTTTAACCAAGTTTCCGTAACATCCCTATCTTTACTCTCACGTGCGGTGAAAAATGTTATTACGTTCCCCTCGTCATACCACTTATTAATTATCCTTAATGCGTCAGGATAATACTTTGCAGTTGGATATAGGTGTGACTCTTCGTTTTTTATGTCATCACATATTGTTCCGTCAATATCAATTAAAAAAACTCTACTCATCGTATAATATTAATTTCAGATTCAGTTTCAATAATCACACGAGCACCACAAGACAATAACGTTTTATCGTTACCACCATATACAACACGACTAGGTCCCAAGATTTCAACCTCAGAACAATACGTGTTTTTTCTACCCTCTTTAATGGTAATAACTGGGTCTAAAGAATTATTCTTCTTGTTAGACCTTATCTTGTGTTGATTAACGTGGATATACTTCTTCACTCAGCAAAGATAATGCTGAAAAAAGTAAAAGACAAATTATTGACCAATTATAATGTCACCAGGGTTCAAAGTTTTCATACCGTCAATTTTTTCTTCAACCTCATCATAAAAATAAGCCTTTGTAACCGCAATGATACTTTGTTCAGTTTGAGCAACTTTAGAAGTCATCCAATCTTCTAATTGGTCTTCATCTGACAGATGTTCCCACATTTTATAAGCAAGAGTTGCAATAGTAAATAACTGTTGTTTTGTCATTTTGTTACCATCATGATTGGTACCTATCGACTCTTTAATCTTATCTAATTGTTTCTGTGTAATTTTAATTTTAGCCATATCATATAAATATAACAAAGGGTGTAAAAAATACACCCTTCGTAAGAGCCCAACTCGGATAGAGTCAGTCCACCACTTTGTAAAACAAAGACTTTACAATTTATACATCCAAACTTTATAAGTTTTACTATTATCCATCAAATCAACAAAAGTTAAACCCTCAATAATCCCATAGTTCATATTGTAGTTATACAAAGTACCAATCAAATTGCCCCAAGGTGTGTCATATAGTTCCAACTTAAAATTTGAAGGTGTGGAATAAAAATGATAGTCAGATTGGTTCCCGTTGAATTGATATGTGTTTTGAGTCCCAAATGTAATGGTATCACTTCTTTCTTCAGATATGAAGTTAGTATACGTAATTTGAGTAATTACCCAAGTACTATTACTGAACCCTGGTACATCCATTTCACTTTCGTCAATTGTTACATCGTAATTTTGATAAGGTGATACGTTTGTGTTGTAAGGTTCTTCCTTAACACATGATGTTAGTCCAACTAAAACTAAGAAAATAAAAATTAAATTTTTCATATTAGTAAGTAAAAATTATTGATTGTCTAACTAAATAACTTGGGATGTGGAATAAATCGTCCTTACCGTCATACAAGCTAAAAGCTCTGTCATTGTTTAAAGACATATTAAGTAAATCCATAAAAAGTTTAAACTGAATTTTATCAGAAAACTCTTTATCAATTATCGTCCCGTATTCAGGGTGGATTAGTTTTATTCCTCGTTTCATTTTACAAAGATAATACTTTTTTTTGATTTTACTTAATTTTATCTGATATTTTTTCTAACATTTTCATCACGTTAGATTCCGCAGACGTATTATTTGGATTATTCTTTAACAACTTTATTGCTCTTAAAAGAAAATAACCGATAACCGCCACAAGAATAATATCCATAAAAGACGTTCTTCCTCTCATTTTTTTATATTTTTTACAAATTTAGTCCAAATTTATTTCTTTTCCAAATTTTTTCAAATAATAATCAATGGTAATGTCAATACCTTCATTAAAATTAGTTTTCGGTTCCCATGCCAATGTTTTGCTTAATTTTGAATAGTCTATTGAGTACCTAAAGTCATGTCCTTTCCTATCTTCCACAAAAGTAATCAATTCTTGTGAGTTCTGTTCCCATTCCTTTAAATTATCAATTTTATCACAAAGTATTTTAGCGAGTCTAATATTACTTATTTCATTTTCACCACCAACACAATAAGTTTCACCAACTTTACCATTATGTAATATCCTATCAATAGCCTCAACGTGGTCCATAACAAATAACCAATCTCTAACATTTGTACCGTTACCATATATAGGAATATTCTCACCTTTTAATATTTTTTTTATGACAGTTGGTATAAACTTTTCTTCGTGTTGGTTTGGTCCGTAGTTATTTGAACAATTTGAAATTATAACAGGTAAGTTAAATGTGTGATAATACGCCCTAACAAAATGGTCCGATGAAGCCTTAGACGCAGCATATGGACTCCTTGGGTCATAAGATGTTTTTTCATCAAAAGAACCTGTTGGCCCGAGTTGTCCAAAAACTTCGTCTGTTGATATGTGGTAAAATAATTTAATGTCATTTTTTAGAGAAGCATCCAACAAATTTATGGTACCAACAATATTAGTATTAACAAATTTTAGTGGATTGTTAATTGAATTATCAACGTGAGATTCTGCCGCAAAATGTACAACAACATCAAATTTATAGTTTTCAAAGAATTTGAATAACCTCTCCCTTTCTAGAATATCAAAACTTATAATTCTAGTTTTGTAATGGTCCTTAATATTTTCTTGATTAGAAGCATAAGTACCTGAATCTAAAATAACCAAATCGTAGTTTGGGTATTTTTCTTTCATATGATTAAAAAAATTGGACCCGATAAAACCGAGTCCACCTGTAATTAAAATTTTCATAAAATAATTGATAAGAAATATTGATTAAATAATCAACGTAAAATCAAAAAAAGTATACCAAGTAAACCAATACCCTCTCCAATTGCAATATTCCTAAAGGTTTTTACCTTACCTTCTTGTTTTTCAAGCTCCAATTTAGTCTCAGTATGTTTCACAACTTCCTGTTGATAGTTACTTCTTTGTGTTTTCGCCTCAGTCTCCATACTTGTGAAAGCCTGATTTAAATCCGCAGAATGTTTTTGTTCATTCTTCAATTGATTATCACAATTATCTTTATATATGTACAATTGTTCAATCTCTTTCTTTTGAGACTTTTCAGTCTTGATAATAGTTAACAACAATAACTCTTGTTTTTTGTTGAAGAACACTCCTGTGTCACCTTCATACACAATTCTAAGGGGCTTCAAAACTTGACCAAACGCTATCACGCTGAACAAGATTAAGCTTACCAAGATTACTAATTTCTTTAGCATTTTCTTCTTTAATGTATTTTATTTTAGTGATTACCTCACCTTGTTTATTATTATACGCAACTCTTAACTCATCCATCTGTTTGTTTAACACATCGACTGAGTCCCTTAGTCGTTCAATTCTTTTAGTATCTTCAATAGTTACAGTAACTTGTGGTTTGTTAAATAAAACAACAATTGTTACCGACATAATTAAAAAAACTAAACCTAAACTAATTTCTTTCCAGTATTTTTTAAGGACGTTCTTCATTTGTTTCTTCAGTAGTTTCATTTATCACATCTGTAGTAGGTTCTATCAATTCGGTATTATCTTTTGATTTACGGTAACCAAGTAATGTTGCACCGATACCTGTAAAAATAATAGATTGTGTTACCACATCAATATCTTTACCAATAAAAACTTTATCAACACATCCTAATACAAAACACAACCCACCCAAAAATACAATATATAATCCAGCAGTTCCACTACCTGAAGTTTTACCACTACTATTTGAAGTCATCTCAGCGAATGAGAACTTTTGTATATTACCTATTTGTTTCTTAATGAATTGTTTCATAATGTTCTTTATTTTAATAATGAATAATATTCATTAAAATGTTTAATTCTGTCAGCTAAACCGATTGTTCCACCGTTAACTCTTTTAGTTACCGCAGTTACAGTTGCCTCATCCGCACCTTTATCACAAATAGACCAAAGTTTATTTGAGTCAAAGAAGAACGCCGCAGATGCTAATGGATATTTTGTTGCAACTAAATCAGGATTTGATACAGTATCTTCACCAATGAATTTTGCAAAGTTTGTATAATTTGATTTTCCGGTTAATTGGATATATCCTCTACCACGGAATTTAAATCCTTCACCTGTCGATTCATCACCATTACCCATTCTTCCTCCGTAAACACGAGATGCTATCTTTTCAGGTTGTCTTGCGTACGATTCATTTAAATTACCAGGGAAATACTTACCAAATATTTTTTTAAGACCGTCAGCAGAATAATTTAAATTCTCTTGAACTGATTTAAATCCTCCTGATTCGTGACCACACTGAGCCAAGAAGTGAGCCAATCTTAATGGATTAGTAATGTTGAATTTTTTAGCAGTGTCAGGAATTTGAGCAATTACCGCATCAGGAATGTGACCTTTTAAGTTTTGTAATTTGAATTCTGAACTTGTTGGGATAATAACATCTTCTTTAACAACTTGAGCAGTTTGTGTTGTATTACCAAACATTTTACCCCAAGTACCATCACCAACGATTCCGTCGGCAGTTAATCCATTCGCAGCTTGCCATTCTTTGACTTTAGTTGCAGTTCCGTTACCGAAAATACCATCGGCAGTTAATCCTAATTTTGTTTGGAGTTTTTTAACGTCATCTCCTTGTGAACCAATTTTTAATAACATAAGCTTTATTTTTACAATAAATATTGTAAACAAGCTTTAAATGTTATTTTTTTATCGAAATGTACACACCGTTCCAATAACCAAATACCTCATCTCCAAAGTCTTTTTCAGGTTGGAAGTCATCAATATTAAAATCGATTTCAATTGGTAAACTTTCATTAGGAAACCTAACCATTTGTTTCGTCTTCTCTGACACACTGTTCTGCGAGTTTTTTTCCATAATCTAAATTTCTAACAAAAGGATTATCATAACATAAATCCTCATTATCTTTATATACCGCCCACCACCATTTCTGTGGTCCCATTTGTTCTACACGAAGAATATAATTCTTGTAAAAACCAATGTAACTATCATTGTCTTGTAATTTCCACTCTACCATCTTTATCAGTTATATCATCATTATCGTTTATGTAAAACGCAATATCACCAATTTTAGGTTTCTTATTAGTGTAGAACATCACTCCATTCTCCGCAACCACTTGCCATTTAGGAGTATCTTTTTCATACGATTTTTCAACACTTACGACTTTAATTGGCCAAATGTTAATACTATTTTGTTCAACAATTGTGGTATCTTGTTTGATTGTATCATCAACATTTTTTTGAATTTTTAATTCGTTTTTAGGTTTTTCATGTACTCTTTCGTTTAAAATCACCAATGTTAATCCACCACAGAATACTGTAAGAAATATAACCCCAACAATAAAAATCAATTTATCTATTTTTCCCATATCACAAATATATAACAAAAAACCCGGTATATCAACCGGGTTTTTATTATAAACTACTTAATCTTCTTACCTCTTCTTTAAGTTGATTTAAGTAAACACTATTATAATCCTGTTGTTGTTCAATTAAATTTTCTAACTTTTCAATTAACACTTCAATCTCTTCTTTGTTATTGAGTGTCTTGATTTTATTCAGTAATAACTGAATATCATCACTTGTATTTTCCATTATATTAAACTTGTTCTTCTTCAGAACCTTCTGTGTACTCTGATGGGTATGATTCATTCATAGGTGTCTCATAAACATCAGCAATAGGTTCTTCATACATAACAGGGGTTTCTTCAACAACAGGTTCAGAAATAACTTCTTCTTTTCTAACAATAATAATAGGCTCTTGTGGAGGTCTCGGGGTTGTTGGATACTCAACAACACTTGATAGACTTTGTCCGTCTTCTTCATCAACTTTTTGAATCAGCATTTTGTCTCTATCTTCGGAGTTAAACCAGTAATCCACAACTTTATTTAGATTACCAACAAAAGCACCAAATAAGATTAATAACATTTCTTTCCAATTTTCAGCAATTTCAACTTGGAACATTACAGCCATGTTAATACCAAAAATTATGAAAAAGAACAAGAACAAAACAATTCCTGTAATCTTCCATCTATTTGATTGCATTTGCTGTAACATGTAATAGAAACGATTTTTATCTTCCACCTTAACATAAGGGGTTTCTCCAAATAACATTTTTTTAAGTCTACTCATTTTTTATTTTTATTTTTCTTCTTTATTAGGTGATGTACCATATTTAACCCCAAGTATTGTTCCGACAATACTGAAACTATTTGTTAACAGAATACCAAACATATTACTCCATGTTGAACCAATAATATCCGTATCCATTCCTATTGACATTGAATAGACATAAATTCCAGTAGTAATCCCTCCAACACCTATGATTACGTATAAGGCAACTCTCACTATATTGTTTATCAACTCAAATTGAGTTTTCTTTTGCATTAAATCTAAATTATTTTCAGCTTCGTTCTTAGCATTCTCAGCAAAAATCCTTGCTTGTTCAGATTTAACCATCTCATTTTTTAATTCCTCAGTTAATCTAAGATTTTCTAACTTCCACTCATTAAGTTCCCTATTTTGAACCTCAAATGTCATCTTGGATTCTTCAACATTTTTCAATGTATCTTGTAACTCCTCCATCATTTTTTGATTCTGTTCATTAAGTTTCGTTAGTTCAGCGTTTTGTGTTTGTACTTTTTTAGTCATTTCTAAACGCTTTCTTCTTGATGACATATCTTTCTCAGAACATTCTTTTAAATACAAAGAAAACTCCTCGTCCCCATCAGAGTCAATAAGTTTAACTATATTACCTTCTAAACCAATATTTTTGGTTTTAAGTAAATCAATTAATTCTTTCTTTGTATTTTTATCTAAAATCATTATTTATAAACTTTAAATGACGCAGTTCTTTTTTTATACCCTTCATAATCTTTTTTAAATTCTTCTAATCTTGGTTCAATTTCATCTGACTTAATAATCCAAAATTGAGCCCCCGCTTGTACCGCTTTAGCTTGTTCTTCAGGTTCATTACTTGAGGATATGATTCCAATAACCACGTGGTTACCATATTCAAAATTAACTTTACGAATAAGTTCAATACCATCAAATGATGAACCGATAATATTTAAATCAACAAATACACACTCGGGTCTTCCATCTGGGTCTTTTTGCCACTCAGCAAATAGTTTAGCCGCCTCATCCGCACTATTCAAACTTCTTAATGACAATGTTATGTCAAGTAATGAACAGCTGTCTTCAAACACTAAGTGGAACAAATCCTCATCATCCACTAACAAAATTGAATCAATCATTTTTTTCTTTCTTTTCTTTTTATTTTATTTTTATTTTCATTTTAGTACCTGTATCAATTTTTTCACAGGTAAGTTTATATCCATGTTCCTCTAAAATTGCAACACAAATATTAAGTCCAAGTCCTTTTTCATCTTCAGAGTGTTCTTTGTTAGATGCATATTTTTTAAGTTGTTTTTCAAATTGTTTTTGAGTAAACCCTCTACCATTATCTTCAACAATTAAACTATCTTCATCTAAGTATATCTTAACTTTCTTTTCAGAACTATCATTATAGGTTAATCCATTCTTAATTAAATTTTCAATTGCGTTACAAAATAAAATGTCGTTAACTTCTAATTCACCCAAATCAAAAATTTCAACTTGTGAACTATATGAATTTGGCGAAATATATTTCCAAACTAAATCTTTAACATTAAACAAACTCTTGTTTAATACAACATTTTGTTTAACAAGATTGGTAAATTCGTACACACTTTTATAAACTCTCTGGG